TCTTTCGTGCCTTAGCGTTGCCCCAGGAAGAAATACCTGCCCACTTATTCTTCTTGTCCATGATAATATTTACGGTCTTTGGTTTACCTTTGGACAGAATAAAGCAATACTCAAATGCCTGTGAGTAGCGCACACTATGAGGACCAGCAGCAAATGCAATACCAGACTTTTCGTAAATCATAGTATCGTGCAGACGCAATCCACACTCTTCCATGAAATACAATGTCTGACGAAAGCTACTGCCAGATTCACCACCATTGATAGTAGCATCACCCACATTCCACATAATAACACCGCCAGGTTTCAGCACACGAGTGAGTGCATGTGCAACATCTTTGAAGACATTGAAATCCCATTTGCTGCTGTCATTATATGTGCGAAGGTCATCGTATGGTGGCGATGTCACACACAGGTCAACAGATTCTGCATCCATAGCATTCATGCCATCGATACAATTCATCTGATAAACTTCATTGGGCGAGAGTTTCATATTCTGTCTGACAATAAGTGAGTTGTTTCTTGCTGACTTTACCAGTCTTAGTGTAATTGACTGTCCTTATATCACCATAAATTACTTCTACATGCTTAGCATCGCTGATATGCACAGGAAGCTTAGAGAATCCATTATTATTTTTGCCACTCTTGGTAACACTATCAGACCACCCAGATTTTTCATGCTCAAGCGCGGGCACATTAACAAGAGCAGCAAAACACGAGCAGAAAACGTTACCAACATTCTGCAATTTCATAACAAAGTGCAGATGATTTTTGACTTTACTGTGATTGTTACCTGTGGCAAGTGAGGCAGCATCTTGCATCAAAGATGCTTTCTCCTCAATAGTAACAACACCATTGTCATCCATTTCTACATCATAACCATTAGCATTAACATATTTGTATGCAACGCCAACTTCTTTTGCTGCTTTCTGCATCGCAAATGGAAGAAACAAAGCAATCAATTTTGTTTTTGTAACGGTATCGAGACCAAGACTATCAAGGTCTGCACCATGTCCAAACGTTAATTCATTTAAACCACGATTAAGTGCTGCGGTAAGATGATTTAAAGCAACTGGAATTATCTGATAATAATCAGAAGCAATCTTGGAAGACATAATCTCGGTAGACATAATCAAAAATTCATTAGAAGGTCACTGTAGCACAAAAAAAGAGGGGTGTCAACCCCTGTCAGCAAGAAATTCCAAACTGGCGACCCGCGCCTTCAGCTCTCGCATTTCTTCTTTAAGATAATCGTAATCATTCAATAGATAACCACGTTGTAAAGACTCGTCAATAAACTTATTGCGATAGTAATTTAATTCATCATCTGTCTCTACATAGATGTTTTGCAACTCTTCATACTTAATTTTCAACTCTTCAAAGTTTTTACGCCAAGAATCTGCTTCGGCTTTGTGTGTCATGGCATCCATCTCAATATCAGTGTATTGAGCACGATACTTGATGTCGTGTACATTACTCTGCATTACACGTTTCCTCGTCTTTTTTAATGAATTCTTCCAACGCTTTGGTTAGGTAATCATTAAGTTCTTCCTCTGTCATTGTATTGAAATGAGAATATCTTGGGTCATTTGGATCCCATTCGATAGCAAGTGTGCCATCTTCATTCTCATTCACTTTGAGTGAATCTTCACTAGTATACGTCATTTGGTTCTCCCCAGTTTGTATATTGCATAGTATAATTAATCAACGCATCAATTTGTGCTTGGAGACGATTCTCCATCTCATATAATGCGTTGGTTGTTTCTATGTTTTCATCTTCAAGGATTTTAACACGATTCTCAAGGAATTGCAAGTATTCTTGGTCAGTCATCGAATCATGTCTCCTTTTCCTTGCAGAGATTTAGCGAGAAGATATGTGTAATGCTCCATATACTTGGCATCAAAAGACATGACAGAGCCAGCGTTTTGAATGTGATTACGCATTTCTGTGAGTTCTTTCCATTCTTGATCTGTCATTGTTTCCATGGGTTTCTTGGCGATTACCATACTAATTTATCAGGGTTTCCACACAAATGGGGATTTCTTAATATTGTCTTTTTATTTATGTAACAAAAAGTTACAATTATATGATATTCATCATTTTTAGATATCTACGATATGCAGCATATCTACCAAGTTTGGGTTGGTCTTTGACCCCAAGTTGATGACAGATTTCACAATAACACAAAAACTCGTACCATGGGGTAGTTGGGTCTAACACATGATATGGGTATTGTTTAGAGTTTTCCACCTACTGTTCCCTCGTATGTTGTGGTAGCAATCCAGCCTTCTTGGCATCCTTTAAGGTAAAATCTGGTTGCATCAATACAAGTGTTTCTGTGTAATGAGGTGACGAGTTCTTTACCTTTTTTGGAATAAGACCTATAACTTTTCCAACGAGTTTCTTCAACACGGAAAGCATCATCAATCCAGTCTACTTCAGCTATTTCGGGGTGGTCGTTTGGGTGGTTCATTCAAACTCTCCAGTGCGGTTTTTGATTGTGCCTGAGCGATATACGCCCTCAATTCGGGTGTCTCCACCCATTCCCAGATTGTGCCGTCTTTCTGAGTATAACTTTTCGGAATAGTTTGAATTTTCATAGATTTCTACCTCAACTTTGATTTCTCGATCATTCCAGTGTCTCATCACACCAGCAACAATGAATGCGTTGGTGATAAGATATGTAGCAAAGATAAGAGTGCGAATGATTGCAACCTTATCTGCTTCGTGGTCTTTATTGCTTGCTTTTTGCCCCAGTGACTTCGCCCACCAACGCCATATCATTCGTAGTTGCGACATAATCAGTTACTTTGTATCGTGTGATGTGTTTGTGATAGTGGTCGTAGCATTGAAACCAACAAGTTTTCTTGTCGTTGCCATCCTTGTATTCTAAGCGAATAGGGAATCCAGTGTGAGGAAACTTGTCAACATCATTACTAAATTGGATCGAGGAGGTCTTTGATTGGATTTGTGTCTTTGACTGGGATTTGGTCTTTTGAGTTACTGTACGTGGTGTGGCGGATTTGGTCAGTTTCTCCCATTTCGTGTCGGTCTCTACCTTTGTTGCGATAGGGATTGTTTTCGTCTGCTGCTGTTTCGCAGGCGTCGTAGAAGCTTTTTTCGGCATAACCACAGGCTACCATGTAGGATTTAAAGAGTTGCAGAATTTCATGTGCATCAAGGTCTTCGCATTTAGATTGAACGATAATCTCTTGTTGAGGGTATCGTTCACCTAAGAATGTGTTGCCCTCGTATTGATAGACAAACTTGTGTAGGGTCATTCTAGTGTAATTGCAGTGCGTGGTGTTTTCGGTGTGCGGCGGATAGATGATGCTTTGAATATTTTAGCAAAGGAAGAGTCCCATACAAGTTCTTCATCTGCCTCTGTCAACGGACCCCAACGGGAGGTAGCAAGTGCTGATTTGAGTAGTGTTTTAATAAGGTCAATCATCTTCCTGTCACATCGGTGTGCTCCTGTAGTATACCATATCTGAAGTGCAAACGCAAGCGGGGCCAATCTTCCCATTTACCTTTCCACTCAGCAGGATATACTTCAATATACTTTGTGATGTAGTGTGGTTGATACTTACCATGCTTTCCAGTTGGAATATATTCATGGTTTCCCCATTTGATATTAGGATTATACTTTGGATCTCCTTCTTCATATACTTCAAAGGTGTGACAACCAATATAACTTGGATACCACAACTGACCTGCTGGATCTAACCAATAGTCAGTCATTGTGCCACCAATACCATCTTCAATGTCTTTGGTTTGACACACCGTATTTGTAAACTGCTCGCCCAAATCATATGATGAGCGGAAATAGTCGAACATGCCCATTATACATCCCACTCCCTGGCTTCCCAATCCATCAAGCACATGTTAGTTTGCTCCTTGTCAGTGTAGTTATCGTAGGCATATTGACGACACTCTTCTTCGGTGCCCTCAAATAGCATTTCATACATTTTGTGGTCTCCATCATAACTAATATTATATAGACCCCACTCATCGTAGCAGTCAGGAAAGAATGGCATTATACCCACCCCGCAAAACTAAAGATGTATGATAGTCCCCATTCTAACGTATGTGGTGGCAATTCGTCAATATGCTCAAATGCAAGACGCCTTGCATGTAGAATACGATCTTTACCTACAGCAATCAAATTAGCTTTAGATCCTTTGAGAAACTCATTGAAATCTTCTTGATTATTTTGTTTCGCACCAGAGATATACAATCGTCTCATTTCAGTGAAGAGTTCCGCAGTTTCAGGTGCAAATGTAACCACTTTATCTCCTACAGGTATTTCCATACGCTTCATACATCCCATAGAGAACTTCATCGCATCTCTGACTTCATCAACAGTCAATGTATCATCATCTCCAGCACGATAGGTGTGTTGAATAATACCATTCGTACATTCAATCACTCGCAACAGAGCAATCTTATCTTTTTCTACATCGGGCAGAGCTTCAAATCTCGTTGTCCAGTCAATCATTGTTCCCATACCATTTGATGTGATAGTTTGTCTCTTAACTTATTAATTCTTTTATCATCATACTGCTGAAAGTTTCCTTTCTTCTCTATTTTCTTATAATAATGTAAAGCATTAATAATTATACCATACTCTTCCATCGTTATATCTAGTTTCATACTGATAGTTGAATAATTTTAGATGTATCAATAACAGCAAAAAATGCCTGTAGCACAATAACATCCCAGGTTTTGATTTCAATGGAGAACGGAACCATTACTAAACCACCAATCAAACGAAACCAGCAGCCAGTTTTCATGTCACCATATAAAAGAATAAAGTATCCTATTATGAGTAGAATGCTTCCAATAATACGAAGAGATGTTGGTGTTAATTTCATCACATTTTCATTTTTAATACTTGTGCCGTTACTTCTTGTTGTTTCATATACAACTTTAACATACCTTTGAGTGAAAGTTGTAGTTCCTCTACATTCTCACAATTATCAATATTTCTTGCTAATTTTTCATACTCAAACATCTTTGATGGACTTATGAGTATAATATCATCTGGATTTCCTATCATTTTTTATAAAACTCTATTTTAAGTTGAGTAATGAGTAAATCAAGTTTATCTTCAATACGAGTAAGTCGTTCCTTAATAGTATCCATACGATACTCATCAATTACTTGTTTTTTTACTGAATAAGGATTAATCATAGGTAATAAGGTTGTTGAGGGTCTCGGGTCCACAGTTTAGTATATACTAGCCATGCTTCTTGTTTGTTATCCATTTCAGCAGACCAGTGCATACCATTCTCATCAATAGCATCAAGGTAATGAATACCTTTGCGGTCATCAATCACACGAGTGACTGATACAAACTTTACTTTTTCAATAGTCATACGCCGTCTCCTGTTTCATTCCATGGATAGATAGGGAAATCCTCATCGTCAAAAGTAAAGTATTCGTAGATTTGAGACATCACTGCCTCTTCAATGTGCTCTATTATAGCACCTTCGGCAGGATTTTCAACATGCTTGTGTGCCCGTGCATACCCACGACGCACACCCTCTTCAATCGCTTGCTCTAAGATAACACGGATTTTAGGTTTCATAATACCTCCCATTCAGTTTCCCAGTGACAATCATCACTTACATTGACCCAGAAGAAGTATTTGCCATTCTCAGAAGCGAGAAACAGCATACCATCTCCTTTGTCCTGCTCAACAACACAGATAGGATTACCATCCATCATGTTAGCAAGGCGATTCTTTGCCTTGCTGGATTTAGGTTTTACAGTGACTCGTCTCATTGTTTTATGTATTTGAATACAATATAGCACCGCTCAACGGTGGTGTCAAGCGGTGTTTCATAAGCATTGCTTATCGTTTTTTCTTTTTCTTTTTCTTTGGTTCTTTATGGTCTAGAACCTCAATGTGGCTTAAAAAATGACCACCACGCTCAAACCACCTACGCTGTACATCTTCATAATTATCAAAGATAACAAATTCGCCAGTGCTCGATACTAATTTATAATCGTGACGAAGATAGGGTTCGTCAGATGTTTGTGTGAAGTAACGTGGGTCGGATTTATCAATGAGTTGTGTCATAATGTAAAAAATACTGAAAAATCTGTTAACTCTTCCAATTTATTTACTGATACAGATAATTTAACTTTGCCAGTTTTATTTACTATATCAGTCATTTTAGCATAACGCAAGCATTCGTATCCAGTAGCTCCTTCATGGTCATGTGCTACTAAAAAATCAAAACTATTTTCTGTATAGTTGCCAACTCCTTTATTTTTCTTTCTACGCAAATCTAATCGCCATGGATTTTGATTTTCTCCACGATTGTAATTAAATCTTTTTACCTGCACTTTTTTACCATTTGGCAAAATAAAATCAGCACCACTATCTAAATGATGCTCGGCAAGAGTATAACTACAATCTGGTGCCCAATCATAGTATTTGTATAAAAAATATGCTTCGCTTGATTTTCCTTTTGTGCGATGTTGAGTAGTCATGGGTATCTGCCAACAATCTCAACAGTATAACGAATCTGCCCACCAAATCCAGTGAATGATGAATCTATTTCAGCAGAGATACTAGCAACAGTTGCTCTACTATTTCCTACATCTTCTAATACTTTATTAAACTGCTGCTCTGCTGATGTTTGATTAGGGAGACAAAAGCTTTTAGTATTTGATGTAAATGTATTTGGATTGACACAGGTGATACCATTAGAAATATATGCTGGATTGAGATTCAGCACACTGCTATTAACATAACTACCAGATGGAATGTTAGTATCACCCATATTACCAAAACTGATTACATCTTGCCCTTCACCACCAGCAAGCTGCTCAATCAATCCACCTTCTTTTGGTTTCTTACCATATACTTCTTCAAACTTTTCAATCAATGGATTCATATTTTGATTCTCCTCTGCGATACCATTCTAAGTTGCGTGGTTTGAAATGTAATAGGTTGAAGCGAATCTCAAACTTTCTGTATCTGATTGAGATACCAAATAAGTCATGTGGACCGATGCCAAGCAGAATAGTTGGAAACCATTCAGTAGCAGGAAACTCATCCCATTGCACTACACAATCAATGAATGCAAACTTAGGATATGCTGAGAGCACTTGGAAATACCATTCGTGCCCATAATCTTCGTAGTAGACGTAATCAAAGAGTTTCATTTGTCTTTACCATTGAGAATCTTGTCAGCATCAGGGCGATAGAAATCCATTGGTTTATTCTTACCAAGCAACATCAGCACATATCCTTCAAAATCAGTAGAATCTGATTCGTAGATGACATGACCGAAGTTATTATCACTCTCGGTATAGTTACCAAGAAAGTCAGCAAAGGTTAGAAAGATTGCCATAGCACGAGCTTTGTCATGCTGAGTGATTGCAGTGTGTGGATGTGCCACAATACGAGTGATACAATCAAACAACTCTTCTTTGGTATAGGAGAATGCTTTGGCGTTTTCGTCAAGTTTGTAGGTCATCGTCAATCTTCTCAAATTCTTCAAATTGGTCAACAGATACTTCATGCTCACCGCCGACAAGATACCAGTGTTTGCCATCTTCTCGGATACCAAGATATTTCATCTGGTCTTCATCAAATACATTTTCTCTCATTGCTGCCTGAATCTTATAGTGAATAAGATCCGACTTACTTGGCGTCATCATTAACCCATTCCTCATAGCGTGTTTGGATTCTACCATCATTCAGAAAAATATTCAAGTGTCCTATGCTACCGTTTTCCAAATAGAATGCCATCCATACATGACGACCTTCTTCCATCACCTCATAGTGATACATTTTGATGTCATCAAGGACAAATTCATCTGGATTGTAAAGCTCTTTGTCAGTCATAATTAAGCAAAGTTGTAATGCACTCGGGTGTGGAATTCTTTGAAGCAACTCTTATTAGAAAGTTTCATCATCACGGGAGGAATATAATAGGCACATTCGGTAAAGAAATCTTCTCTGGAGAGAAACTTTAAACCATACAACATCCAAGTGCCAAACTCTTCATGAAACTTTCTCACAGCACGATATTGCTTGGAGTTGATAGGCACATAGCGATTGTCTTCAGTAAAGTCATCCCCATATGGTGATGCCTGTGTCATCATAATACAGGTAGTTTGACCTTCGCCAGTGCCGTAGTATTCACCAATCATATACACCCAGTATTCATTAACTGGGAATACATCACGACAATACTTCTGCTCATACTCTTCCATACAGGCATCAGCAACCAGTTGGAAGTTTTCTTTCTTCTTTGCCTCTAGTTCTGCTTTGAGTTGTTCCTTTTCTGTTTTAGCAAGCTCTTTGAGAGCATCGGAATACTGACCGATACCAGCAACAGCAGTTTGAATCACTTTAATCCTTTCGTCTTCAGAAAGTTTCTTCATACCTTCATCATTCTCCTTATAGAGTTTATCGAGTGCTTCCAATGCTTTGTTTTCTGCTTCTCGTTGTGCGGCAACTTCAAGCATTTCTTCGTGTGTCATGTGTCACCTCAAAACATACTGAGTTAAACTTTTGTTTTAGCACACCACGTAATTCAATCCTAGTGTGCTGTGAATGCACTTCTACATGCTCTACATAGTATTTGTCACCTACGATTAGGATACCAGTTGGGTCATCGTTGTTGCCCCATCTAACCTGCTCTGGTGAGCATCCTAGAAACTTTACTGTATCACCTGCTCTGATATCCATACGTTTTGCCCATCCTAGATTTGGCCACGTATCTCTATATATTTTATTGAGTTTTTCGTTGTCATAAAACATCGCATTACCTGAAACATTCCCATTCATCAATATATTTTTGTTTACACTCATTAAAGTTTTTCCCAGATAAACCATAATAAATGTCTCGCCCAGCAATATGTTCGAATATACCAATTTGCGAATAATTTCTATTATGAAAATAATCTGTCATAATGGCATTTTCGTAAGTTTCTTCTCGTCCTAGAGAATGAGACTGCAATAAGATATTAGCATCTTTTTTCACTCTTGTCCAGTAGTCAGTATCATAGATAGACCCAAACCTATAATGCATTGCCAAAGAAAGTTGATATGTCCAAAATTCTTTCCGATATAGATGATTACATTCAATATATGAAGTTACATTTCCCCTTTTTAAGTAGTCAGTAATTAATTCCGCTGCATAGTCATAATAATGTAAAGTCAGTGCTTGTAATGGCTCATGAAAAAATAATCGATTGCCATTGTAAGCACAAAACTTGTTGATAATTAATTTTTTAGAATACTTAGGAGTCCAATCAATTTGACCATTGATTTCATACCCCTCTAACTTTTTAATTACTTCTTCTTTAGTAATTAAATTTCTATCATAAAGATATCCACATTTTGTTTTATTTTCTTTTGGAAATGGTAATCCAAACTGCCACCCGTCTTCAGTAGCTCTATGAATAGTATATGTGGCATCTACGTCTAGACTGTTTTGTGTATATAAAACTGCCGAATTAACTGTATTCAAATAGACAGGATAGTATTCATCTTCTTCCGACCATCCAGTGCAATAAATGATAAAATTAAATTGTCTATTGTTAACTACAATGTATTGGTTATTGATTACTTCATGTGAATCAACTCTTTCTGGAATATACTCTACTAACTTTCTTTTTTCTAATTCATCATTTATAAATGAGTTGAATTTAATAGTATCGAATTGAAATGCAATATGATGCTCAAAGTTACTGTAAAACTCTTTGCCAACCCCCCAATTAATAAATTTTACTCCTGTTTTCAATGAGCAAATTCCTCTTTCACACAATTCAGCTGTGTTGATTTTCAACACTTTATTAATTAGTTTACCTATTCCAACTGTGGTAGACTCACCAACTTTAAGATGTGGAATATTAGGATCATAAAATATAGTTGGAGAGTGTCCCTCCGATATCAATCTAAGTGCTGTAATAATCGCAGATGTGCCTTTACCAACTATAGCTACTTTCATGAATTTTGATTATATGTGAGAGGGTGATACTTCAGATACTCAAAGAATGTCAGTTTCATTTCTTTCTGTGTCATGCCACAATGTTTAGCGGCAGCAGGAAGTGTCATAGTGCAGTTAAACAACCCTTCGTTTGCCTCTTTGACATTCTCTGGGGTTGTTTTGACTGGCACTTCATATAATGCTGCTTTATTGATTTTTAGTAGACTCATCTTTCATATTGTCAAGTGTGTCAAAGAGTTTGTCGATTGTCTTGAGTTTGTCGATGTCACACATCAACTCAGAAATACATTTAGCTACTACAGGTCGCTCATTTCGTGCTGCAAATGCAAGTGCATTACGCATTGCTGCTTGTGCTTCATCGAGCGATTCTTCTACTTGTTTGGATAATGCCATTAGTCAGATGCTCTCCATCGTGTAATTTTAGTGCGATTAGTTTGAAATTCTTCTACGTGTTGAAGAATACGATGTGCGGTTTCTCGCACAGTATCTTCATCACTGTTCCAATCAGATACTTCAGTCCAAACATAATAGATTTCATCAACGATAGAATCCATTAGTTTATCATAATGAGTCATTGAATTACCTCCAGTTTACGCTTGAGTGCCTGCTTACGCGCCTTCGCTTGACGCATCGCCTGAGGTTTCAGGGTGCGTTTGGCTTCCTTCTTAGAATGGTGCTGCCAGTTGGGCGTGGTCATCGGTCTGTTGCGTTTCCTAGCACTATATAGGAAAAAAGGGGGCGTGTCAAGCCCCCGCATTCCAATTTTTATTCAAATATATTTTGGATAGTATTACTTCCATAGTTTGATAATTAATCCAAGAAAATTTAATAGAAAAATTTTTGTAATTATCAACTGATAATTCATCTAAAAAATTAGAGTCATATATGTTTAGATACTGTAGTTTATGAAATAACAATGAAAATGTTTCCTCTTTTGTAGGGAATATTTCGAGAGAAAATTTCTTTGAATTAGGAAAAAATGTTATTGATACTTCACCGTCATCATCAATAATATTAAATATATCAATAAAATTTTTATAATGCAAAAAATAATCTGAGATTATATCACTTTTCAAATTTTTCAAAGATGTCAAAAAAGAAACATCTATTATTTGATTTTGATAATTAAAATGTATTGATAACAAATCAAAGATTGAATTATTATTGTTGCGTATTTCTTCGACTACCGAAGGCATCTTCAGTGTGTCAATTAAATACTTGAAATTACTATCATCAACCCCTAACAAATTTTTTGGTGAAATTCTATATTCAAATGAATGAATAACATTATTGCTATATTTAAATATATCAGAAAAACATTCCGATATATCAAATAAACTACTACCAGTAAAGGATAATAAATCTTGTATAGATTGTAAATGCTTTCTATTTTTATTGTGTGCTAGTATTTCCGTCCATCCATACGAATACATTTTTTTCAAATTACATGGATGAGATTTTGTCAAATTGTATTCTACAACTTCATATTTAAATAAATTCTTTTTATTTTCTTGTAGATGCACACTAGAAGAAAACTTTATAATTTGATTTAATGTGTTTTTTAAATCTAATGATTTTTCAAATGTTAACTTAATATTATTTTTAGAAAAACAATTCAATATTTTTCTATGAGACCCACTAGAATATTCCATACAAAAAAGTTATTCATTAGTTATATTAATACCAGTTGCGTAGTAAACTAAGTGTTGATAAAAGTAAAAATATTTTTCTTCATCTAATAGGTCGCCATAGTTGGGAAACCAATCCTCAAAAGCATTTTTAGCTTGCTCTTCAGTTTCAAAATAAACATAAGCATGACCAAACTGTTTTAGACAATTCAAGATATTAATGTCACATTTACCAAAGTAAAAATCCCATACTTCTTCTATCTTATCAGCATCATCGCAATCTGTCAAACCAACAGACTTGATAAACATAACTGGTTTTTCAGAATATTTTGATAACTGAAATAAGACATCAGATTCTATAAAGTATTCTTTAAAGTAATTCATGAATTTTCTCCATCAGTAAAGTAATCTTCAAATTTAGTCTCTAATTCTAGATCAGTTAGTAATTCTTGAACATCTTGCTCCACTTGCACATCATCTAAAGTTTTTTTAGTATGCTCAGCGACAGAATTAATGATATCTCCGATAGTAAAATTAATATTAAGAGCATTTAATGTGTTATTGATAGTCTCAATTTTATTATCTACATCCATAAGATACTGTTGCCAGCTAGATACAATTCTCTGTGTAGATAAAGAAACATCAGAAGAATCAAATTCTGGAAGAATATCTTGAATTTTAGTCGGAATAATATTTTCAATAGATAGAGAATTACTGTCTATATCAACAAAAGGTAATTTTAAGTTAGAAATCCCTTTCAACACTTCTAATTTTAGAGTGATTTCACTAAACTTCTTAATTACATTTTCAATACCAATTCCAGTTAGATTTTCGCGGAAACTCTCAAGAATATTTGGAGGAATAGTATTAGAGCTAAGTCTGTTAATTTCAGATAACATCTCAACTAACTGATATTTTGGCTCTGGACTTGGTGGCATTATTACATTGATAAAATCATTATTTTTCCACGCTTCTTGGTCCGTAATGTCTCTTAAAGATTGTCTGTATTCAGTCCACTTTTGCTTTTCCTCTTCCGAGAGAGGATAATCTGGCATCATTAAATAATCACTGTCTTTCAATAATTTATTTCTTGTCTCAAGTAAAGTATATTTGATATAAGAAAAATCTGATAGATAACCCAAAACTTTATCATATAGATTTTCAATTTTACTTATTTTAGTGCGAGTATAAAAATCTGCAAATATACTCACTAAATTATCTACCTCTTGAACAGAAGCAACATCAAAAAAGTATAATTTTTCTTCTGTTTCTCTCAAAGAAAAATTATATGTTTGTTTTTGGCGTTGACACATATATGTTTTGTCTTCAAACAAAACAAATTTAATCAATCTATCTTTATCAGTATTCCACATATCAGGAATAACAGATTCTAACTTAGTGATATCTTCATCACTAAGATCTAAATTACCACCTAAGTAATTAATGTTGTTTCTAACTCTATCTGCAGGATACAGTTTTCTCTGCAAATTGACAATTAATATCCTTTTAGGTTCAGTCATTTTTGATTACTCTTTATAAAAATATTTAGTATGCTTTTATCATATACCTTAGTCTAAAATAAGGCACTTGAATAGGTATATTCTCATTATTTCTAAAATAAAATCTTAAAGCCCCATCAAAAATAGGTCTAGATTGATTAGTCATTGTTAATTCAGTTGAGCTTATACTCATACCAGCTTGTGCCATGGTAAAACTACCACTAACGCCATCAGAACCACCACCAGATCCAATACCATCACCTTCGTTAGCTGTTTTTCCATTTCCAGCTTCAGCTGTGCTATTTAATGTCATACCATGTTTATGTGATCTTCCTCTTTCAGCTTCTGGCACACCTGCTGGACCTTCATCTAACGTCCCCTCCTCTGCCCCTGTTTCAGGGAACTCAGGATTTATTTTTGTGCTATAATCTCTACCCGAACTATTACATTTGTCCAAAACGGCTCGTCTTTCTTCATATCCCACAGAATATCCATAATGCTGGTGTGTTGGAGTTCTTGGTGTTGCTCCAGTAGTTCCACGAATGGTATATGTTACTGTACCACCAAACGTAGGTTGGACAAAAGATGAAATTTCTGTAAATCCAGAAGTTCTAAAAGTCCCCAAAGAAAAAGTAGCTGGATTTTCCTGAGATACACCAGCAAGACCATCATCAACACCAGTTATTCCAGGAGATCCAGGTGGTAATTGTGCAGATTGACCATAAACATATCTACCGCCAATACTACCAGGGACATTTTTATCTCCACCTGATGCGCCATCGGGTGCAAACAAGGGGACTATAGAAACAGATCCAGAATTATTGTCTACATTTCCAGTGCCAAATAATTTTTTACCATATGGATTGGGCAATCTAAACCTACCATTTTCCCCTGGAGTAGCTCCATATGAGTCACCAATAACTCTATAAAGTTCTCTAAATTCTGATTTATTTAACCATTGACCTCTTAATTCAATATAACCTTTAAACCTATCGTCAGTAAGTCTCCATTTTGGAGATTTATAAGAAGAATCTGCCCACGATGGTTTATTACTATTGAAAATTGCACCAGAAGTAACAACAGATGATGAATTAAATGAAGGAGAAAAAGCATCAACATCTCCACTAACTGCTATTTTCCATTGAGAAATATCATCAGTGGTAGCAGAGCTGTTGTTATTAACATAACCTGGAGGTTTTGGCACACAAATAACAGTGCCTATGGCAGACCCAGTTTTTTCTATCTGTTGACTATAATAAGCTGGTCTAGATGGAGAAGTAACTAGATTTACGGTTACTGGCACCGTATAATCGGTGGGATTTACATTGGCAACTACAACTGCATTATTTCTAAAATATTGATGCTGATTACATAAATCTAGCGTTATTCTACACCTAAACATCTGTTGATTCACAACTGATACAATTAATTGTGGTCCAGTTTGCGAAGGCACAGATGTCCAAGAAGAATCAGATTGCCCTACTTGTTTAGTTTCCCATTGATAAAATGGGACTCCACCTGTCCATGTTGGATTCAAATCTAAAAATATTTGCTGCCCACTGATTATAGTTTTTGTTGATGTATCAGCAAAGTAATAAAATCTTCTATTTACAGTTATTGTGCAAGAATTTGTGGCAGCACTAAAAGGCACATTTTCTGCTGTAAGTAAACATCTTATCAAAGATCCATTTAGACTTCTATCGAAAGAATCTGGCGTATAAAATCTAGTAGTAGAAGAAGAATTACCAAATCCACTAGATAAATTAACAAAATCCACATCAGTTGGTCTTTTTATTTGCCATTGATAATTAACTGGCGTGTCTACAGTAGAAGAGGCTAAGCATTCGAACGTATAACCACCAAATTCTCCTTCCAAAAATGTTATAGCGGTTGGAATATTAGTTATGACATTTATAGTTACTACTTGAACTTGTAATCTAGCAACATTAGTATAATCTATTTCTTCGCCAGCACTTGTAACTCTACATCTATAATATCCATCATCAGATAAAGCAACACTCAATATTTCCAAAATATTAGATGTTTTCCCTGTTAAATTAGTCCATGTTGCTACATTTTCTGCATTAGGCAAAGCAGGATTATAATTAGTGCTCTTTTGCCATTGATATGAAACTTGTGCTGCACTTAAAGAAGTTGCAGAAGTTTCAAATGATATATTTTGAAATTGAAAAGCGTAAATATCATTAATATTTGAAATATTAGTAAATAAATCTCTTCGTTGACTTAGTAAAGCTACACCAGAGGTAACTGATGATAGTTGATTTGGGACCGTTACAACACATCTAAAAAATCTATACGTAGGATTTCTAGGAACATTAGAATAGACTAAAAGATTAGTATTTACTCCACTAAACGGTGCTGCATTTGGCACTGGCAACCACCCAGTACTGGAAGAAGTGGTGTTATATTGCCATTGATAGGAAATTGTAGTACCACTAGATGGTGTAGCATCAACCGCAAAAGAAGCATTTGAATTAACAAATGGTCTAGCGTCTTGTGGATTGGAAACAATATAAGCTGTTCTATAAACATTAACTAATATTTCTGAAGATGTATACGGAAGTAAAGTTTTAGTGTTTCCAGATAAATTGAATAAAGAACTAGAAGAAATTTTCAATCTAAATTTGGTGCCATTGTCAGTATCATATCTTAATGCATTTGTTTCATAATCAATTATAAAATTAGATATATCATTTCCAGGAAATTGAGTGTATACCACTTGTATAGTTGACGTATCTTGTGTTACTGCAGTTCCAACTTCACTCCATGTAGAAGTGCCAGGTGCTTGTCTTTCAAAAATTAGTGTTTTATTTCCGTTTAAACCAGTATTTCTACCATCATTTAAAGATCCAGTTACCTCTGCTCGCTGAATTGCTTCAGGGAAAGTTTCTCTATTTGCAATAGGACCATATTTGTCTTCAATGACATTGATAGTATTACTCACAACTGGTGTGACTTGCACATCTTTCATATAAACGCGATGCACATTGCTCAAAACTTCCGCTTCACCAATAGATCCAGTAATTCTACATCTAAATTTTAAAATTTCATAATAAATCATTCTCTGCAATTCTAATTTGAAAGAAGTGCCATTAGTTCCTGGTTTATAAATTGCATTATAATCTGTAATCAGAGCTTCCACTCTAGACCATTGCTCTTCAGTTGGGTTATCTGATAATGTATATTCCCATGCATATGATAAACTGGTTCCTCCAGATGATAAAGCACCTACTTCTAATTTAATACTACCATCGCTAGAAGGGTTGCCAGTTTTATAACAAAAACTGGTAATACTATCATCGCCTGTTCCTGGTTGTCTGTAAATACTGATTTCAGGGCTTACATATAGCACTGTTGGTGACAACACAGTAGGGCTGTTGCTAGCACCTGGATAGCTAATAGATACTCGGTAATATTTCAAATTATATGTAAAATTTACATTTTGTATAGTAAATATAGACTTTTTATAATAAGTTTCTGGAGTTGTCCCAAAAGGTTCCACAGTGGTAGTAATAGAAACATTGCCACCAGGACTTATAGGATTCCAAGATGCCAATGGATCACTAAGATCATAACCACCTACTAATTCTTGCCACTGAAATAGCAAAGAAGTATCGCTAGAACTCAATAAAGTATTTTGTAAAGCAGCCGTTACAGTATAACTTAATGTTTGTCCTACCAAAAGAGTAGTAGAGTTTGGATAATTATCTACATTAGAATTTACTTGTGCTAAAATTAATGGAGCTGATGTAACCGTAATAATCCTATTGCCAATACCAACATATTCATTACTATTGACAGTTTCAGATATTACACCATTTCTTACAACTACTCTAACATAAAGATTGTTTTGAGCTGCCGTCAAAACACTAGTAGTAAAAATAGGAGAAGTATTATTTACTAAATTTTGACCACTGTAATTGGTGCCATCAGTAGAAATTTGCCATTCGTAGGTCAAATTAACAGAATTTGTTTCAGTAGCATTTACTTCAAACTCTACTATTGACCCAGATGATACTACTGGATTGATTGGCGTGAGTGAATTAATTACAATTGCCATTTTAGTTTACAACCTTAATTACTTTTAAAATTTTATTAAAAATTCACAAATAATGAATTTAGGAGCAACATCATCCATTTTAAAAAGATTTCTTTTATTTACTGTTACTGTAGTAGTTAAACTGGAAGCTGATAAATTTGTTGCTGGTATGCTACCAAAAACACTTTGAGAAACCACTGGAGGTGGAACTGGGTGGTGATGTTGAGATTCTTCACCTTCTTCCACTGCATCATTATAAACAAACATAACTCCAGCATTTCCGTTAGGACTACATGCGATACCATTACTTCCACAACAAATACCACGCTCATATCCTCTTCCAGAATATTTAACTGTGCCTAAACCATCTTTCCTAATATTAATACCACGAGCAATCGTGCAATCGGAAGTATGTCCATGAGCCAAAAAATCGGATACAGAAACTGTAGCACCAGGAGTTCTGCCAGGAGGAGAAACGTTTCTCCAAATCCCACTAAACTGAAGACTTGCTATCCCAGGATGTCTGAAAGACCCAGTATATGTAAATTCTGCTGTGCTACCAGAAGTTTCCAATGAAACCTCAACACCAGCTCTAGGAACTTGTACATTTATAGTAGGATTCAATGCAGTGTCGTCATTATATGACCCAGAATTTGCAGAGGCACTAATATATTTCGACCCCAAATCTGGTAATTGAAATGTCCCTCCAGTTCCATCATCATCTGCTTCCTGTAAAAGAGTGCCAGATTTTCTATAGATGCAATTTCCACCAACACCCAGAATTCTTGCTAAATTTGGAAATTGATCAGCTTGCAATATTTGTCCTCTGCATTTTAAAAAACCAGCAGGAATATAATCAAGATAGTCTTGATCTATAGGTAAAGCGCCGCTAATCTCCCTAAAGAAAGGGAAAATTGCTCCACATGGTCCTCCGTATTTTCCTTTTTCAAAAGAATAATTTGCCATGTTTTTTAAAATGCCTTTATTATGTACAGCATACTTAAATTTGGTGTTGCACTATTTACAGTTATTGTGCCAAAATTAACACCAGATGAGTTATTAATTGTAACATTATTTAGCGAAACATTAGTAACTATACCAGGATTCACAACTGATAAATTTCCTTTGAAGTTGTAAGTATTAGATCCGTGAGTATGACCAGCAATTTGAGCATAACTAACTTCCGCATTACTTAAACTAGACCAAAAAATAGTGCCGTCAACGGCACTGCTGTGAGAAAACATATCTGGTCTAGAATAACCATCACCAGGATAAAATAAAATAACAATTTCTTGTTGATCTATTGGAATGCCTGTATCAATGTCTCCACCACCTCCAGCTGGAGATCCATATGCGCCAAATTCAGCTTTCATCGCACCCTGATCATTTCCATATCTCACATATCGTCTCGCTCTACTAACACTATTTCTGCTAGTTCTACACATACATGGAGGTCTATCAAAACACAAAAATTTAAAAAAGTTATTACTTAATTTTCCACATCTATAATCACCATTATTTTTCAAAGCACTCCTAGAAAGTTGTCGCCACTTATTAGAATCTCCTTCGAAGTCTAAAGCATGTGCGTGAGCTGGCATATGCACATCACTAAGTTTTCTTGGATTGAAAGAAACTGACGCACTTTCTTCACCTGTTGTTAGAGTTATATCCCCAAATTCAGCAACAAAATTAGGAGATTCTGCAATTTCTCCAACTACATCTATAGTAGATATATGACTAGTCTGATTACTTCCACCTTCATCACCATTGCTGGCATTACCAACTTGAAGCCAAAAAGGACTATCATTAATAGTTCTTCCCTGTGGACCATGTGCTGCTCTGGGAAAACTATTATCATTTGTGCCACCTTTAAGGTAAAAATAATATCCTTTATACATGTCAACTATAGCCTTATTGTTAGTAGTCAAAGGAGGCAATCTAAATGTAGATCCTTCAGTGCCACCATAAGTGTTACCTATGACTTCATACAATAATGGATATCTAGTTGTAGAAATAGTAGCTCCATTGCAAATTATCCACCCAGTAGGCACAAAATCCTGAGATCCAGACCAAGGGATTATACTGCCAACAGGAAATCCCTTCATCGATTTTATTTGATTGTAATTTGCAGCATCTGCGTATGCCATCTATTAAATCTCCATCAAATACCAACCTTGTTGCTCTGCAGCAATTCCATTACCGTTAGAATCGGTATCACCAACATAAATTAAACCAAATGCTGCGTTTGGTGTATTGACAACCAATTCACCGCCATTGAAATTGCTAGCACCACCAAGGCTGCTACCTTGACTACTACCTTGTATTCTGGTGTTAGATCCAGATTGTACTCTAATTACTAAGTTAACCGCAAAATTCAATGCTCCCCCAACATCAACAATTCTAACAGTATCACCAGTCACGGCATTTGCAGGCAACTTCAATACTAAAGTTGATGATGGTCTTACTAAGTATTGTAGATTAGCTTCCAAATTAATAGCAGTAGAATCTGTATTTCCTTGAGTAGAAATGAAGATAGTCTTTCTTCCACCATTCTTATTGTAGAAATTCTCATGACCGAAAGCTTCTATAGAAGCATCTTGTCTAATTCTAAATGGTTTTTCTGCGTTGTCACCCAAATTATTAATCGACAACACATTAGAAGATGCAGAAGCACTATTGGTATAAGTGCCATGTAAAGTAAGGGTAGCACCTGTATTTACACTTATCAGAGGTCTTCCGATTACTGTGGATCCAGTTTGAGCATCAACCGAGAAGCGAGAGGTAAAGATATTAGATCCATCTTCTGTTATAGAAGAATTCGCTAGTGTGCCAACTGTAAAATCATCACCAACTCTAAGAGTGCCTGCAATCTTAGTATTTCCGCTTGCGCCCAATACCTCAAAAGCTAAATTATTTGCACTGTCTGCTCTAGATTTATCAAAAGATCCTGACGTAAAGAATCCGTCTTTAAATATTTTAATATTTCCGCCATTGTAAATAGATGTGTTTCCTGTAGCAGATTCGACATAGAATTTAGGAATACTTCCATTAGTAATAACAAAATACTGTTTACCAGGAGTTGTGGTAGTAGAATTTCCACTCAATTCAATGGAGTTATGTACTTTTAAGTTACCACCACCAGAAGTTTCAAAAGTATTTCCAGTTGAAGTGCTAGAAGGATATCCTTTATCATCAGCAACTCTTTGGGTATTTTCAACATCAAGACTTGGTTGATTTACATCATAACCAATAACAACATCACCAATAATCTGTGTGTCTCCAGTAGTAGAAATAGTTCTGAATACTCTCTGAGCTTCTCTCGGTATTGCAGTAGTGCCAATGTTACCATCATTGATAGTGAAACTTTGAGCGGCAGCTGGATTTACTTGATTTACTCTTACATATTCACCACCAACATTTAAACTTTGCTTATTGAGTCTTAGTAAATCATTAACTGTTACATTTGCAGAGAATTCTGCGAGATTAAGAGCGGTGTCAGTACCACTGAGAGGACTTGGTGTGATATATGAAGCATTTTGTTGCTCCACTAATCTATAAATTCTTTCTCCATCTGGATGAGAAACTTGTGCTGTTCCTCTTTGTCCTCTCTCAACTTCAACTGTGTATGGAACTGGACTATTCGGAACATAAGGTGTTGGGAATCCAACTGTCCTTACAATTTCCACTCCAATCAGATACAATTGATTAATACCAATTCCAGTTGGATTGCTTAGTGGTAGAGACCAATATTGATTACCATCAACAACTCTTGTTTTGAAAGTATCATCTCCCCATGGAGTATCACCTTGAGTATCAATAACAATAGATTGCAATTGAACTCTAGCAGTTCCAGCATCAGTAAATCCTGTTTGTAAAGATACAACTACTGGATTATCGGATGAATCTTTTAACGTAAAACCAACTGCATCTCTACTTAAAATATAATATGTTGTTGATGTAGAAAGTCCCGTTAAATTACCAACATCAATAAATTTAACGGCATCATTTTCACTAAACCAATGCGAGGAAGTTACAATAATTTTATTTGCCACTACTGTTTGTAGATTGACAATACCATCAAAATTAGGAATTACTGCAAAGTAATCAATATTCAAATTATCCAAATCACCAGTTGATTGGGTTTGACCACTTGTAGTGATTATAGATCCAGTAGCAGGAGTTGTAATAATAGATGGAGATACATTTGCATATGTAAATGTAGTTGCATCAACCACAGTAATTGAAACTGTAGAAATAGTGCTGAAACTTGGTATGGAGCAAACAACTTTTACTAGAGCACCAGTGGCTAAATTATGTGGAGTTGATGTTACGATAGTAGCGGTATTAGAAGATCTAGAAACTGTAGAAATTCTAAGTAAACCAAAGATATTTCTATCAATACCCAAATTATTATTTTTCAATCCACCATTTTGGGTAATGTCAGATTCAAAGAATGAAGATCCCAATACATTCAAACCATTTCTAATTCTAGTCGTGCCAGCGACACCACCTAATGTAAGTGTTCCAACACTCAAACCAATGTTTAGTGTAGTAACACCAGTTGGGAATAATGTAAATTCTTGACTTAATGATGTAGTATTGATTTCACCGCCATTGATAGTTAATGTACCATCTAGAATTGTTCTATAATTTTTAACTTGTAGAGTGCTTTGACCTCTATTTGCATATGCACCACCAATTGTAATTTGTGATACATTTGATGTTGCTGTATTATTTACAGTTCCAACATTAATAATCGAATTATTGCTGTTGGTGTGAATATCAAGGGTAGTAGATCCTGTTACGGAAGTTCCAATATCAATATTTTGTGTGGTAGTTGTTGAATTACCAATAGCAATGTTTTGTGCAAATCCACTTAATACAAGAGAAGTCGTCGTGTTTTGATTAGCAATATTGAATGTAGGAGCAGTAGAGCGAATATCACCACCATTTACATCAATATCAGACTGGAATGTAAAGTCTCCAGTTATTCTTGCATCACCAGAAACAACAAAGTTTCTATCAAGTGCAGCATCTGAAACATTAATACCTACTCTACCATTGTCACTATCGGCGGTTGGTCCTACTACACGACCAGCTTCAGATAAAGTGCTAGTTGCAATTCTAAATTCAGCAGTAGAATCTGGATTTGCACTGTCACCACCGACAATGAAGGCATGTCTAGTTGTAAGAGGAACTCCTCCTTGTAAATCAGAGAAATTAGTTTGCTTTCTGCCACTTATAAATGCATTACCAACTACATCCAAGTTTGCTCTTGGTGTAGTTTGTGAGGTAATGTAAGAAACAACATAATCAGTAGATAATGCTCTAGCTAGGGTATTAATACCTACTTTATAATCACCGTAAGTTTCGGTTTCTGTGCGAATAGACTCAGATCCAATAACTCCAACTTCTTTCCACTGAGACTGAGAAATTGCGATTTCCAGAGTTGGTTGTGTTATAATCGAAGTAGCATAAACATATGGTGGATTACCTGTTAATGTAGTTTCAGATGCTCTAGTTGTTAAGAGATAAACATATCCATTAGATTCAGAATACTCATATCCTTCCGAAGAATTATCATATACTGTGTGGACACCATTGATAGTTGTGAATCTATCAATGCCACCAGTAATCTTAATTTGAGATGACCTAGTAATTCCTAAAGATGCACCAGGATTTGAAGAGCTAAAGTTAACTTTTCCTACTTGGAAAATTAACTTAATGACGTTGAGATTTGGATAGAATTGAATACCGATGATATCAATCGAAGATTCCTGACCTGCAGGAGCATTCAATCTGTAAGGCAGATAAGAGTTTGCATAAACCCAACCTAAAGATCCAGAATAACCAACTTCACCACCCTTGAATAGGACATCACCAGAAAGAGGAACAGTAGACCCAAAGGATAAAGTTTGTGAAGAATTAAATCGCGTCTTAGGACCAGTTGTGAACTGATTTGGTGTTATATTAGTTACTGAGGTTCTGAAAGTATATCTTTGAGTGCCTCTAGGATTCATGTCAAAGATAGCTGCTCTTGCTCTATTCTTGTCGAGAATAATATCGCCAGCTCTTGTAGTATCAAGTAGAGGATCATCATCACCTGGAAGTAATGCCTGTCTATCACCAGGACGGGAAACAATCCTGATAGAAGGAGGCGTCATTATTGCTTCAAATTCTGGGTCAACATTGACCACAATTGGGGAATTGAAGAAGTTTGTTAGATTTGGAGGAGCATTTAATGTAATGATATTTTCAAATGTTACGGGATCTTCAAATACCGTAACGAGACTTCCAAACTGCCCATCTTCTGCTTTTTCCTCATCGAGAATTAGAGCATCTAAGAATTCTTCCTCGCCAGTAATAGCATTAATCTTACGATTACCGATATACAATTCGCCATTAGAGTTAATACCAGTATAGAATACGATACCAGCATCTTGTCTCTTAGATTGTGCATAGTAGTCTTCTACCGCACTGAGGATAACAGTCTGTCTAGCAGGGAAACCAGTTGAGTAGTTACCAGGACCGAAACCTAGATATTCAAACGTGTGGTTACCTGCACGAGCAATCGATGGTCTACGCAATTCAACATAAAGTTTTTGCTCTAGTGGGAATGAAGAATCACCTGCAATAGGAATTAATCTTTCTTCGGCACCAGAAGATGCAGCTCCAGAAAGTGCTTTTAGTTGATTTACGCCAGTAAACTCATATTGACCAGAACCAGGATTCTTAATAAAATCAATAACTGCTTCTTTGGTAATAGAATTTTTGGCATCGTTGATAGTAACTAAACCATGAATATAGTTGTCAGCAGCACAAACAGATGCTGGTGGGTCAACTATGTTAGTATTCTGACTTCCACCTTGTCCATCGCTACCATCATACTGGAATAGTAGTGGATCGTTTTTGTATGTTAATGGATATAGTCTAGAAACTGGCTGACTAAACTTAAAGTTTCTGAAGTTGATACCAACTCCAGATCCAGTAGGATATGGAGAAATATCACCTCTTACACAAGTTAAGTAGTAAACACCATCTTGCTGTCTAGGAATTCTTCTCTGAACTTCTTCAATATCGTAAATATAGTATGTTTCACTTAAATCATCAACATCTTCCACACTAACAACTCTATATTGTCTAGCAGCATCGTCAGTAATTACATCACCAGGAGTTACTGTATAAACATTAGAAGCTTCTACAGCATAAAGATATTCTGATTTATCTTCTTTACCGAAGTTTGGTCTCGAAAGCAATTCAGCAGTAACATCTGGTTGTCCATCAATTCTCTGACGGAAGAATGTTTGTGTCTTCTCGTCAAAGTCAATCTGTCCTTCAACTGCACGAAGAATTAGATAATTAAACTCTTCCAATCCACCTTCGACTGGCTCAGAACCAAACCAAGAATGCACAATTGCGCTTCCTTGATACTCACCATACCAAGTAATTCTAGTGCCAGGAATAAATTCGCCGTTACCACCCTGAGGTTGTCCTACTTTTACAGTAACAAATCTTTCTGCCTTGAGAGATTCTACGTCAATTCCATGGTCAAATACAACCATTTCTAGGTAATTATTTACAATCTTAGCAGATTGAATCGTAAATGATACATTTGATTCAGTATTGGTGCCTGCAATTCTCTTGGCAAAAATGGGATTGTAAGGGTCATACTGTGTGCTAGCACCAGCAATACCTAGACGCTCTCTTGGAGATGGACCTTCTTCAAAGAAAGTTGCATCTTTCTGGTCATTTGCAGAAACTGGCTTGAGAAGAATTCTTTGTGGGACTAGTTTTCTCTTTTCGTCAGTTCTAATCTTAATTACAAATCCACTGAGAGGATCTCTTACATCGTCTCTATAATTAGGAATTACATAGCGTAGTTTGTAAACCTTATCCTCTTTCTTTCTGGTATCATCTGCTCTATAGAAGAAAGAATCTGGAGTGCGGGGTGGTTTATTTACATATAGACTTCCTCTTGAAGCATCAGATAAAGTAAGTCTATCATAAATTTCATTACCCTGAAGTAAAGTCTTCAAGAACCAACCATTCTGCACTGGGTCATATCCTAGAGGACTTCTCTTTTTAGTAGCTAATACATAGAATGACTGACCGCTTGGATAGTTGAACTGCACCGCATTTTGCTTGTTAATAGCATCCTGTACGGTTAGATAGATAGAAAACTGATTGTTAGAGGTATAAGTAGCTGGGCGTCCAACAAAATAAGTTCTATTAATTTCCAATCTATTGCCATTTGTCTTAGATGGTAATGTCTCAAGTGCAGTGCCAGTTGGAGCTCCATTAACAAGATTTTCTTCCAGAGGATAGAAGAATACTTGCTGCACTTGAACTCCACTAATAGCAGTATCAAAAATGTGGTTAGTTGTTGTTTGGAATACTCTCGAACTTACAAGAGAGCAGGTATAGCGATGTAGGTTATAATCTACGTCCGTCATATACTGATGGACTTCAATCTGCACATCTGGGTCAATAGAATTAGTCTCAGATGAATAAATGTAGTTACCAGCAGCAGCATTTTCAACGCTTGTGGCAAGCATGAAAGTTTGCGAATCATTAAACTGTGATGTTGCTCCACCTGCAGAGTAATCAAATGGCGAAGTAATTTTACCAGGAGCAATCACATAATACTTAGTATTACTATCAAAACCTTTCGGTAATCTAATTAAACGCTTATCCATATTCACTGGTTGTCCAGTGAATGGATCTTTCTTAGCGACTGGGACTAGTTTCACTGGAGTGCCAGTTTCTAGATTGTGTGGATTGTTACCAGCAACACGGAAAATAGTTGCTCTTTGTGCAAAGGATGCAGTATTAACTAATTGCGATACAAGTGGCTCTGCATCAATTCCATTGCGAATAACACTCTCGATTACACGCATTTTTTCAACAATAGCATCTTTTGTTGATGCACACTTGTTGCTAGAATTATCTACAGTAATGCTAATATCTTTTTCTGGTTTAGTTCTCTCAGTATACTCATCTGTGCCATATGTTTTTGGTGGCAGAGGAGCAGTATTCGTCAAAGCACCAATTAGAATATCAAATTCTGTGCTTATAGTATAAGCAACATCTGCACAGACTGGCACCCCAGCAGTGGTCGTGTCAATGCTTAAATCTGTTTGAGGAAGCAGGACGGTGTTTGGAAGCTTCTGATATGAAGGATCAGAAAAGGTGCCATCACCTGTCTTCCAATTACGCATTGCAAGAATAGCAAGATCTCTTGCTTTCTTGTAAGCATAAACACTCATATCTAACTCACCCTCTAGTGAGATAGCCCCACCATTATAGCTAAGAGGTGGTAAAATAAATGCACTATTGTTTAATTTTTGAATGATAATACCAAACAAACTATCAATAGTGTTTCTCACATCCAAGCAAGAGTTTGGATTATTATTTGGAATATCAGGACCGACTACTCCTAGTTGTGCTGGTCCTTCAGAGATTTCAAAATCTCTTACATTCAGTTGATTAGTAACCGCTTTGAAACAGAGATCTCTAGCCGCAGTAAAAGCAGTAATAGATTGTGGAATTTCTCCTGCTAGTCCATTATTAATTAGAGTGTTGCCAGTGCTATCAAAATAGGATTTGGTTGCTCTAATAATGTTAGAGTTTCCACCTAAAGCTAGATCTTCTGCGATAGCATCTACAATGTAACCAATATCGCGCTTACACTTAGCTTGGAATTCAGGTGCGCTACCATAGTTAATTTGAGGAAGTGCTGGATTTTGCTGAGTAGCAGTTACTAAATCTCCCTGACGAATTCTAGCAAAGATTAACTGTGATAGAGTATCAATCGTCTGCTGCACATTAGTGCAAGACTGAGAATCAGTGTTGTTATCTGTAACACCAGGAGTGCCAAAGTCACTAACACCAGATTGTGTAGATCCTGGTAGTGGGTCTCCAGTGATTCCAAGATCTTTAACTGTTAACTGGTTGGTGATTGCCTTCTTCATTTCGGCAATCGCTGCATTATATGCAAAGATTGATTGTGTCTCTTCTCCCTGGAGACCGTTTTGAATCCAGGCTTGCTCTGCTGTAGAAACAGTGATTACAATATCATCTGCTACGTTGACACCACCAATTGTAGATCCTAAAATTCTAAGTGTGTTTCCAGAGGCATACTTATATCCACCATTTACGATTGTTACAGCACTAATTGCACCAGAAGAATTTCTAGTTACTGTAAATGTGGCACCCACACCATCACTAGTTGTGGTAGTTGCTACACCAGTATAAACTCTATTTGGTTTGCTAGCAAGAGTAGTGCCATTATTTCTAGTAAACGTAAGAATCTTGCCATTTACCTTATCTTCTAAGAAATATTGACGAATGAAATCAATAGAGTATGAATTCCCGAGTGTAGTTAAATCTGTAGAAATAGCATCTACAAAATGACCAATATCACGCTTACACTTATTCTCTAAATCATCTGGTTGAGGATTTGGAAGACCATTAAGAATTAGAGCATTATATGCATTATTAATAATTTCAGCTCTATTTTGCTGAATTAGTCTGTAAGAATCTTTGTATCTAGAATATACATTAGTTCTATCATCACCACCATTAGTAAATCCACTTCCACCATAATAAAAATCTGGATAATCGATAGCAAGTTTTGCAGATGCTTTATCAATAATTTCTCTTCTATTTGCAAGAATTAAATCTTTAGCATCGAAGTAGCGACTTGAAGCACCAACATACTTCTCCGCAGCAGTAACCATTCCAGAGTTACCAGTAGAAGCAAGGTCTTCTACTAGTGCATCCAAGACAAACTTAATATCACGCTTGCAAGTATCACTGCTTGGTACAGTTACAGCAGGATACTGTAGTTTTGCTAAATTGAGAGCTTCCTCAGCAATAAATTCTTTATTTAACTTAATTAAAGTACCTGCATCGAATGCTCTACCAGAAGATGATGCAAACTTACCTTGATTTAGACTGAAGTTTAAAGTGATACCACCTGATGTTGGACCAGATGCAACAATGGTCGCTAAAGCATTTACTAGCTCAGTATCATTTCTATTACCGAGTTTAAATTGAGTGGTGCTAACTATCTCTGCTACATATGTACCTGCGGGAATTGGATTAGTTTGACCAGTTGCTGGTGTAGCAGTAACTACCATTCCTTCAACAATACCAATTGTGGTAATGCCATTTGGTACACTTACCGTAGATTGTCCACTAAATGTGCTGCAATTTTGAATTCGGAATTCCCAATTACGCATTGCCGCAACAGCAAGACTTCTAGCATAGTTAAATGCATCTAAGGTCTCTTCTTTTTCTGTCTCAATGTAATCTAGTTGATTGCCAGTGTAGTATGCTTGTGCTGCTTGAATGCTGTTGACATTGCCACCAACACGTAAATCGTTTGCAACTGCTTCAAGAATATAACCAACATCTCTCCTACACTTATTGATGCTGATTTCTCTTGTTAGCAGATATGGGAACTTTCTAGTAATGTATCCATAAGTCTCTGCCGCAATGAAATCTCTATTTAAATCTAGAAGATTTGCCGCATCCTGGTCATTATTTGAAACTCCAGTCACAATATTAGGACTTAAGATAGAAAGAGCTACATCCCACTTTCTGTAACCAGATGGAGAGATTTCCGCTTGACGAATCGACCCAGTAAAACCAGTAGCAGGGTCTAGTTTAACATAGATTTTCTCATGTGCTCTTGCGCCCAATCTAAAGCCGTTAACTGTAGTAGCTGGTTTCTGTAATGGATCAGAAGATTCATCATTTGCCAAATACAATCTAACGAGATTAGATGGACCACTATTATCTAAAGCATTAGAATTTCTAGTTTTGATTTGATTGAAAGTAAAATACTGATACTTCTTAGTTGTAGTAGTTACTTTTCTAGGTGGAACGATGTGCGAAATATATCCGCCTTGGTCTTGAGCAAAGGAATAACCTTTGTAACCGATAGCATGTAGCGAAGTATTACCAAAGTTTGAGTTTGAGTTGGTGATCGACATGTCACCACCAGACTCCATGAGGAAGTGGTCAGCAAAACCTACAGCGAAGATAGAAACGTTTTGGATGAATGCGTCATTCGATGCCTTAACGTGGAAGTTTCTCCAATCATCCTTCCAATATGCATCACCTTTAGTGTGATAGGGAGTTGTAGCAAACGCATCAGTGAGAGGTGCCTGATTCCAGGTATTACTAAATTCATCATAACGAATAAACGCACGATCATCTCTCTGTAGCGATACACCCGTATACTGGGCGATAACCATCGATTTGAAACCACTGGCCTTGCTACCATCAGCGTGAATGCCGCAGATACCCCACGTAGAGCGGATAGAGACGTTGAAAACGTATGGCGAGGCAGATTCCACAGAATCAACTTCTGCCTGCGTAATGGCGTTTGTATCGAGCGTAGGTGGCGTAATTGGTTGACCGATTCTATCACCAAGACCTACGGCAGCAGCATTCTTTCCTTCTACACGATATGTAAATTCTTTTGAATCAGAAATACTGATTTCTCTTACAGCAAAAACACCAGTTAGGGGGTCATTTGCTAGAGGAATTGTTTCGGTTGCTCCAGCTGGAAGTGTTGAGCGTAGATTTGCTACGGCAATTGCTTGTCCTACATAGTAACCATGATTTGTTTTTGTTTTGACAGTAACATCGAGAGCTGTAGTGCCAGGGACATTATTGACTTCGATAGAATCGATACGAATAGCATCCTGGAGAGGACCAACAATTCTGTTTTCCTGAGGTCTTTGCTCAAATTCACCTGGATCATCAATAGTTGGTTGAAACAGAGAGAATGCCTTAGCAATCTTTCTGTAAAGTAGTCCCAAATCTTCTCTACTTGCAAATTCAAAGTTGCAAATTTTGTGGTGAGAATAATATGGAATAGTGGTGATAGTGGAGTTTGGTTGTGAATATACTTTACCAATTCCCTCTTGCACATCATAAAGAGGTGAATTTTTCTCAACATCACCATCAAGAATAGTAAACTGCCAGAAATAGCATCCACCAGTTACGTTGAAAAGAGTTGTGCGACCGACATCTTTATCAGCAGGATCTGGTACATAAAGAGGATGTAGACGAGTTCTACGAAGGTCCATACCAACGAGTGAGGTGCCTCTAGGAATAGTAGCACCACCTTTAGGACCGTTAAACTTATAGAGAATGTTATTAGGATTGCCAAGATCAACGATGGATTCATCTTCCCACTCGTCAGTAGCTTGATTGAATGCAAAAGGAACAATCTCCTCTGGATTCATGATACCTGGGCGGTTATCAATATAGTGATTACCAGGAGATAGCATGATCGTAAATTGATCAAAGCGATCATTCTCCTTACCAGGAACATACGAATATCGAGCAACTTCAAGGAATGCTCTCTGAATTGTGAGGAAAGGACGGGTTGGGGAGTTGCCTCTATTGTCTAAAGCGTCAGAAGCGTTAAAGTCGTCAGGTGAAACATATAGATATCTTCCAGTTTTGCTGGAAATTAAATTCTCTAGTTTGGTTAATGGCATGTTCCTCAGGTACCCTTTATTTAAATAGGATTTCTTCTTAGGTTATTTATACAAAAAAACCCTGGGGGAGACCCAGGGTTTTTGCATCTTCCTTCACACGGAAGCCTAATGTCAGACTTGAACTGACGACCGCTCGCTTACAAGGCGAGTGCTCTACCACTGAGCTAATCAGGCACTAGTCATCTTTAGGAAGTAGCTCTGGATTGTCTATTTCTACTTCAAACATCAGCGGATGCATTTCTTCCATTACAAGATAATTGGAAATTTTAAACAAATCTTCGTCATCATAATCACGATGATTTAATGCTTCTGTTTGTACAGCAGGGTGGTCTTGTATAATCTGAGGTAATTCATCAAATGTATATGGAAGACCTTGGATGAAATACATCCTCACAACTTGTCCCATATAGAAACAATATGCTTGTGATAATGTGTATTTCATAACATTCCCACTACAATGTATTTAGCGGGAAATAGGGCGAGGGAGACTTGAACTCCCACGGGCATAAGCCCAACAGATTTTAAGTCTGGTGTGTCTACCGATTCCACCACCGCCCCATAAAACTATCGACAAATAACAGTATCTGTCTTTAGCAGTTTTTTACACTTGTCAAGTAACTCACAAAACTCATTGATGGTAGAGCATTTAAAAACAACAGTGGTGTTGTCCACTCCATGAATGATTATCTTCTTATTATACAAGTCTGTGGTGATTTTGTCAATCACTTGCTCATTAGAAATCATTTTTCTGCTAGACGAGGGAGAAAGAGATATCCAATTTCTTCACCATCATCAGCAGTGCCCCATTCATAAAACTCCTGACAAAGTGCATAAATGTCAGCATCACGATTACCCTCTTTATCAAGAGATTCAAAACGATTTTCTACATATTCAAGAATGGTTTCAATTGTATCTTGCACATCATCACATTCAATTTCTTGCACTTGACCGTCATCACCATAATTGAGCATTTGGAGTGTCTCCTCTGTGTATGTATGTAGTATAGCAAGGATGGAAGGGGTTGTCAAGAGCCTTTAAGAATCTCTTAGGGACTCAGCCCCTTCAACCGAGCACATCGTTATTGTAGCAAGATGCTCTGGGTCTGTCAAGGGGTGGCTCGACTTTTTTTAGCAATTTTTTGCCGAGATTTTTTTTGCGACCTTTTGGTAATCAAAGGTCAATTTTGGATTTTTTAATTTAGTTTGATTGTACCACCACTGATGGTAATGTCACCTGGTGCAGTCATATCAATCTTACCCTGTGACTTGATTGTAATGTCACCTGGGCTTTCAATTTGGACTCCAGTTTGTGATTTACTTGCTACTAAACCAGTCACGTTAGCAATGTTTGCGCCAGTCACGTTAGCAGTGTTTGCTCCCGTAACATTAAACGTATTTGCTCCAATTACATTAAAAGTGTTTGCTCCAGTGATACTAGTAGTATTTGCGCCTGTAATTTTGGTCGTAACAGCTCCAGTTATATTTGTTGTTAGTGGACCAGTTACTTTCATTATTGCTCCAGCTGGATTGAAAGATAGGAAGTTTGTTGACGCTTGGGGAGTCATACCAATACCCATACCAACCTGAGTTTTACCTAGCATCGCAGATTGACCAGCAATGCTCCTCATAATTGCTCCTGGACTTCCCCCACCATTTCCACCAGCACTGTATACAGCGACGATATCTGTTGCTTTTCCTGGGATACCGATTCCAACACCTGCTTGCAACCTAGCAAATAATCCCGCAGACCCCGTAGCGGATTCGCCAATAAAATCACCTTTGAAAGATTTTAAAATAATATCATTTGGTTTTCCAGTAAAAGTTGCTGCTGGATTTCCTGATAAAATTCCAATCGAACCATTTTGTGTGTTGACGCCATAGTTGCCAATCTTCATTACGTTAGTTATGTAGTCTCCACTATCAACTTCTACTCTAAAGGCAGTTTTAGTGGGCACATTCTTTTTATTGACTGCAATTGCCAATGCTTCTAGTTGTGTAGCAGCCCAAAGTGGTGGTGTGCCTAGTCCTGTTAATCTAACTGGAGAATTTTGTGCTTCTATTCTCATTTTTTGACCAGAAGCAAGCAACACATTCCCACTTGCCGACAAATCTAAATCACCAGAAGTTTGAAAAGATGTAATGCCATTAGAAGAACCAGTTTCTGCAAGATTCATGCCACCCGATTTTGCTTCGGTACTACTTGCAGTTTCTACCTTAGTTGTGGTATCATTAATAAACTTAGCTGCCTTAATAACAACCTCACCACCACCAGACACAGGTAATTCAAAACCAAATAATTTTCCAATAGAATTCGCTGCTTTAATTGCAGCAGTGTTTGCGCTAAATCCTGCTAGCAATGAAATAGCTCTGGTGCCATTCAATGTAATATTTTCTGATGCATTTAGTATAATATTTTTGCCAGAGAATGCTATGTCTCCACTCTCGCATGTAATATCAAGTCCACCGTTGTTAACGTTAATGGAAAATGCTGGATACTTTTTCTTCTCTACAGATTGACTCTGGGAAGAACTCATATCTCCATCTTCATTATGCTTACCAGATTGATTGACATCTATCGATAGTGACGTGCCAACATTCAATCTCATGTTGCTTTGAGAAGTTATCTCAACCCTTCCATGGGTTAAGTCTTCTGCAACTGGACCAGCACCTCTAATCTTTACTGTGCCTTTTTCATCAACTAGAATTCCTGCTCCAGTGCTGCTCATTTTTCCAAATGAGCTGTCTCCATAGTTGTTTATTGCTGTCCATTCAGTGACATCATTATTAATTTTGACATCAGCAAATGGCGGCACTACACTAGTATTACAATCATCAAGTGGAGTAGCAGGTTTCGATACTTGTCCTGGATTATTGCCAGAATCTGACGCAACTCCTGAAGTTGTGCCAAGATTCTTTTCCATCTTGCTGGTGTCAAATGGTTTAGCATTTGGATCACCTGCTATTGGGGGAGATGATTGAGATAAGTAACTAGCAGCACTATTGCCTGCGGATGCACTGTTTGCCATTTATATTTCTCCTACGGACAATCGATATACTCACCAACAGGTGTTGGACCAACAACCTCTGCGATTTCTCTGACTTCTTTCTTATCTAGACAAGCAATATTTGGTATTGCAATTGCTCCTAGACCAGTTGTTGTGGCAACAATTTTTACGCTGGGAATATCCTCATATGTTTTTGTTTTATCCTTCACGATAATATTTACCACAATACCATTTCGTATAACTGCTTCAGCGATATCCAACTCATCATTAATATAAACTAATGGCTCAGTATCATAACCAAAACCACCCTTAATCATAGTGAATCCACTAATAATACAATCTAAATTTTCAGGTGGGTTTGGTGGGTATCCTCTACCTGGACGCAACACCTTAATTCTACTAACAAAACCATCATCATCCAACTCCGCAACAGCAGAAGCTCCAAATCCAAAACCATCGGACTGAATAAAAATAGAAGGCGGGTCTAAAAATGGAGTGCCATTATCGCAAATTGGTATATCTATTATCTGTCCTGTATTAGATACAATAGGATCACAAGCAATTGGTGGTCTTGGTTCTTCTGGTGGTAGTGGGGGCGATAATTCCTTTTCAGTGCCTTCGATAACAAATTGAGTTGCTGCATATCCATTTCTCAATGCAGCAAAAACTAATTCTTTTTGGGAGAAACTGACTTCATCCGCTATTCTCACAATAGACCTTGCTCTGTTGTTTGACACTGTAAAGGTACCAACCAAAGATTCTCCCACAATATCTGTTAACAATAAGTTTGGACTAAAAATATAATATTCTAGTTTGGTGCCGTTAGGAACGTTAGTAGTATTTAAAATAAAAGTAACGCTTTGACCAGGAGAAACTAAATTAGGATTAGCTACTAGTCTATATGTTTGATTTAATTGCTCAATAGCACTAGAAGAAGACTCATATGAAGCTTCAGCTGTTCCAGTTATATTAAAAGATGATGTGTTTGGTGTTAGTGATGTATTAGAATAAAAGAATCTAGAATTTCCATTTGATGCATCAAATGTAGAGTTATTAATGGAAGAATTGAAATCTAGATTGATAATAATATCGTAGAAATAATTATTGGGAGGTGATGTTGGTGTGACTGAATCTGGATTAACTAAAATGTCAGCAGAATCTGACTCTACTGATAGAGGAATTGTATCGGTAGATCTTACTATACAACGATATGAATCAGTATCATCTTCTAAGGTTATGGAAGAAACAGTATAACTACTACTAGTTGCAGCAGGTATGTTTTCCCATAGAGTAGAGTTTCCTGATGGCACATTAGCATCATACTTTTGCCACTGATAACTGATTGGACTTCCATTAGAAGTAGAAGCAATTACAGTGAAGGTATGACTTTCGCCAATATTTTTTGTGACAGTTTCTGGGTCCAACAATATACTTAAAGTAGCAGTGGTTGTGATACCATCAATCGGTCCATCTGTCCCTCCCGTTGGAGTTGTGCCTCCTGAAGGTGTAGTTGGTTTTGGTATGCCACCAGTTATAACAACATCTAATGGAGGTGTAGCAATTTCTGTTGCTTCTTTACAAACTCCAACGTTGGGTGAAGGTTTAGTAGTCCTCGCAATGTCTGCTAGAAGTCTATCGAGAGCATCATCTTTTCTTCCTTTAGATGGCTTTGGACCTTCACCACAATCCTTGATGATTTTCTTACACTCTTTCGGTAAACCACTACAGGAGATGCCAAGAAATTCCATCACCGCACCGATAGATTTTCCAATAGCATCTAATGGTGCGGCAATGGCACCTAATATACTTTGCAATGGTCCCATGATAGCACTGACTGCATCACTCAAAAACTTCTGCAGTTGATTCATGATGTTTGATACTAGTGCATCAATAGCACAGAAAGCATCAGACCAAATTTTATCTACATATCCAAAGATTAAATTTGTTAAGAAGTTAAGAATACGGTCATACAAATCTTCGATACTGCAACCAATCTTTGCTAGTTGATCTGTAAGAAACTTCTGTATTTTATCTAAGAGTTTTCTTGGTTTCTTTGGGTCATATGGTGGTTTAGAATCCTTTGGCTTTGCTTTATCTGATATGAGACTAAGCAAAGATTGAATTAAAAACTGCACTCCCTGCTTCAATAGGTTATATAATTCTCCCTTCAACCACCCATATCCTTGCATAATAACAGCGATTGCTTTGTTGATGTATCCAAAAACAAAACTCTTCGCATCGGATGCGTAACCAGTTATTTTACTGGTCAGCATACTACCAACACCGCCACCAGACTGAGAAATTATTTTAAATAACTCGGATAAAATAATTTCTAATTTAGATGCCGTCTTTCCACTAGGACATTGTGCTTGCGAAATGATGGTGCATGTTTGTCCCGCAGGGTTTAGTGGACTTCCTAAACAACCAGGACCATACTGTATAGAAGCTGGGTCGCCCAATCCACCATCTTGCTTACCCGAACCTGGAGGTTTCTGTGCTGTAGGGACGTATCCTTTCTTTACATTTTCAACTGCTTTCTTATTGTATGATGTGCCAATATAAGGGGAAGGCGCTACTCTGTCAGGAGCAAAATTAGTGAATGCTCTACAACCCTCTGGATTAGGTGAAGTGAATGTTTTATATGGTAGTTTGCTTGGCGACTCAGCATTAGCGATGGTGCCAATAGATCCTAAAATATATGGTTGCTGTGCCATAGCAGCATCCATATAAAATCCAATTACCCAGTCACCTGGATATAATTTGGTGGTGGTGCTAGCAGCATTACTAAAAGGATCTGTTGTGGGAGCAACTGTATTTGCCCATGGCAAATCATCAGTCTTCTGTGCTTCACAAGACTGTAAATGGTGTCCAACAATTCTAACCTTATAACGGTTAGAAAGTTTATCATTATTGTCTCCCTTCTCTACTTGTCCTACCCACCAGTGAAATCCATCTTTACCGACGAAATTAGTGGAAGTAGAGTAACTATCAAATGCCATGATTAAACTTCATAAATTCTGCACTCACTAGCATCTGGATTATCATTACAGTATAACTCTAGTGGTGATGGATCGCGGTCATCATTTGGATGTGACTGATGATATCTTTCTAAAGATTCTAACTCTTCTTCTGCGTGTCTTCTAGACTGAGATGATACCATTGGATCATCTAAAATTTTTCTATCGTGCTCAATATGTTTTTGAATGTTTTCCATATTACTTTACCTTACTTGCGGTGTTTTTTCTTCCGAATGAATCTCTAATCAAACTGACATTAGTAGTTCCAGTTAAAGATTGCGCTCCTTTTACCACAAAGTTATACCCAATATTTTTAATTAAATAATATCCGCTATGTTCTTCATCATATGGTTGTGTCTTTCTTATTTCTTCAGATGTCATATTAGGGAATAATAATTCCAACTTATCTCCAGCTCTTATTGTGATGTTTGGAGGTATCGTAATATTTATCTGTTGATTTGAAGCTAATCGATATCTAGCATTTGATTGTGCTATAGAATATTTGTAGGTATCTTTAAAAGCAGAATTATCTTTTCCTGGTGTGTTTTTATCCTTATGAAATAACTCATTGTTAATCATCTGTGTCATGATACGTGTCGGATACTCAGATAATTCTTTCTGTCCTTGTGGTATTTTCTCAGCTGATCCCAGGTGAGACATTTGCTTATAAGTATCTTCTACTTTAAAAATTGTTTCCTCATATGAAGCAGTATTCACGTCAAAGAAAATACACATAGTAGAATAAATTCCTTCTCTTAATTGCTTCAGCACATCAATTTCATTCACAAAAGTATAATCAATAATTTTTAAATGGTTTTGACTATCAGTTTTTCCATCGTTAGCATAAGCATAGGTATAAGTATACTTTGGTTTCTCTCCCCCATAATTATCTCCTTCACCAGTTGAAGCAATCTTATCTAATGATTTAAATACGAAAGCATCATAAGTTTCATAAAATAAATACCCAGCACTGCCACTTAGTTTAGATTTATTGTCTGATTTAATATCAGATTGAGTGACTCCACTAGCACCGCTTCCTTTACCACTGGCACCACCACTAGCACCAGTTGGCGTGGATGCAGAAACTGTTACTGGTGCTAACTGATATATAAAATCAAAAGGTCTCTTCAAACTAGGCAAATATTTTTGTGGAAATTTAGCAGATTCAGTATCAATTTTCTTATCCACTTTCAAAAACTCTTTGAGAATTTTTTCAACAATTTTGTCATTAGTTCCTTCCAAAACCTTTCCAATTCGTATGCCTTCATTTTGCATACCAGTATAACTGATGAGATTTAATTTATAAATTTGATTTCTATTTGATACTGTACGTGTGTCAATGCCAGACACTACTAAATCATAGTTATATGTTTTGTCAGAAAATGTTTCTGTCTTCACTCTGATTGATACTCTTTCTCTTCCTTGAATTGGCATACTAGCCAAAATATTTTGTCCACTATCATTTAAGATGATAGACCCTAGTATATAAGGATTGTTAATGCTTTCAAATATAGAAAATTCCATCACCAAATCAGTGATGTTGTAAGACTTATTGGAGACACTAGTAATACTGACTCCTTCTAAAGTATACTGTCTTGCTGTGTCTGCCATGGTTATACTAAGTCTGGGTATAAGAAATCAGCAAATGTATATGCTGTTGTTGGTCCTGCTGGGACTGAAGCTCCGAAAGGAGTAACTGCCGTAGCATTTGGTGTTCTTTCTGGTGCAGAAACAACAAAAGTATTTGCTCCTCCACCAGACGCACCACTATTTACCACAGTTGTTGTTTGAGGTTGCTGTGATCTTGCTCTAGTAGCAGTAGAAGATGATGGTCTTGATGTTGCTGCTGGCCTTTGTGGTGCTTGAGATGTTGATTGGCCACTAGAAGGTGATGAGGCAGCTGGAGAAGATGCTGGACTTGAAGGTTTAACAAGTGGTTTCAATCCAGAATTTCTGACATCAGCCCAAATACTATCAGTATCTTTACCAACTCCACCAATCAATCTACTTTTGGGAGTATAATATTTAATACCCTGAGCATTGCTATCACCTATCAGCAATGCTCCTTTAAACATTCTACCAAGTCTTTGTCTATCTTTCTTGCTATTATGTCCATATTGATCTACTGGTTTTCCACTCATGTTTACAATAGGTGCTCCAGCCAATCTCGCTCCCTTCTCAACCCCCTGTCTTGGTTTTTTGAATTTACCTTCATTGAATGGTGGTATAACAACTGGATTATAACCTCTATCTTTTACAAACTTAACAATTCTTTGTGTGTTTCTTTGCGGAATACTGGAGTCAACACCCCAATCATTAGTGCCTAGAGAAAGCACAGCAACGTTACCTCCCTTAGCATTAGACATTGGTTGTGCTGCGGGGGCACCAACTACAGTCCCACCTAAAGTAAAGTATTGTTTTGCTACCCCAGATCCATCGCTAGGTCCAGCACTAGGACCAGCATAATATTCAAAATGCACATGAGGTCCAGTCGAAGGGCCTGCTCCTGGAGTATTTGGATCTCCACCAGAAAGACCAATCAATTGATTTGCCCCAACCTGTTGTCCTTCTTGGACATCTATTCTACTGAGGTGTGCATATCTAGTTTCAGTATTATCATCGTGTATAATTCTAACGGATGACATTGTTTTAGCATCAATAACTGGTTCTACTTTAGCAACTTTGCCTGGTTTTAACACAGCAATTGGTGTGCCTTGTGGTGCATTATAATCTATTCCCAGGTGATTTGTTGACCCAACGCCACCAGGAGAAGGTCTACTACCAAACCCAGAAGTCATCGTGAATTGTCCTTCCCCTGGTGCAGACCCACCACTTACCGTAGCACCCGTTGGAGATGGACTTCCGCCATTACCTTTATCTTCTTCGTCTTCGCCAAATAAATTAAGACCAGAAAATAAATCTTTTAAGAAGTTTCTGCTTTCTTTTTCAGTATCTGATTTTGTATACGATGCCTTTCCTAATGATGTGCTTGTCAATACATTTGTAAAACCAAATTGTCTAGAAAGTCTAGAAATATCCTGTGCTACTATTTGACCAGCAATTCCAGAATCAGTCTTGCCAAGCATTCTGCTAGTAATACCTAAGAAGGCAGCTGCAGCTCCTTTGAAAGGAATTGCCATGGCTTCTTCACTATCAGCTGATTTTTGTTTACCAAAAATATTTTTAGCAGGGTTACTATCGAGAGGTAACACCGCATCACCAGGATTTAAAATTGTTTTAGTGGGATTATCTACTATACCACCTGATGCCATTGAAGAAACAGGAGATGGTGGCACTGCTGATGGGACTATGCCACCTTCAGAAAATCCAGTGAATGATGGAGTAGAAATGTCTAGCATCCCCCTCTCAAGTCCAGACATACCTGATGTTTGCTCTGGTGTTAAACCTGGAGTACTGAATGCTTGTCCTAATTCTTTGTTGCCTAGTCCTGGAGCAAAAATATCTCTTCCTAGACTAGCTGCCAAGAATGCCCACCCGAATGGACCAGGCAATGCACTACCAAGATTCAACGCACCACCAACAGCATCACCCTCACTAAAAGATTTTGCTGCTAATCCAATACCTAACGCAGTTTGTGCTCCTGGAAGTAATCTACCAAGTAATCCACCAGCACCCTTTGCTCCTGCTTTAGTGCCACCTTTTGCAGCATCATCTGCGAAAGGTAACATCTTTTTCCACCATGGTTGCTTTGCTGCTGGAGCAGGAGCTCCACCACTCGTAGTAACCCTAGGACCAGTGCCAGGCATCGTGCCAGGCATCCTAAATCTACTGAAAGGATTTCTACCTTTTCTCAAATCATTAATGTCATCTAATACATCAATAATTTCCAAACTTTTCCACAACCAATCAAACATTCCACCGCCACCTTCTTCACCTCCACCATCACCAGAAGAATCTGATTTACTAGAAGAAGATTTTTTCTTTTTAATTACATCTGCAACATCTTGCGTCTTATCAATATTTTTTTCAGTCCTAGCATACTTCGCATCTTCAATAGATTTTCTTTTTAATTCTGTCTGTGTCGATAATGTCTCCTTAATTACTGTTAATGTATCTGATGCTCTAGAAGCAGAGGCTACATTTTCACTAGTTAAAGAATTCAATGACGATAATTTCTGCACCATCATAGTGGTGTCTTGCATGATAGCAGAAAACCCACCTGCAATAAAATTCTTTAATTTTTCTGGCGTTGATTTTGCTTGAGATTCTGCTGCTGCGGCGGATGCGATTGGAGAATCAGTTTTCTTTTGATTCCACGAGAATTGTTTGGACCAATTACTTTTTGCTTTTTTAGATTTGACTGGGTTAAATTGATTTTTTAGAGATGATTTGAATAGAGATCCTTTCTCTACCTGCACACCTTCTTTATCAGCCTTTTCTCTCTCTTCTTTTGCTTGCTCTGCGGCATCACGAATCTTAGTTCCTATCGACTTAGCAATGCTAAGCATCGATGGTCCTTCTCCTGCTTGTGTTGGAGTGTAAGTTCCTGCTGCCATTTGTTATTCCTGCACGAAAAATATTTATGAGTGACGACGTAACTTTTCTAACTGTATTGCTTTCGATGCATCTCCCTGAGAATTTCTTGGCATAACAGTCGCTGGAGCTGCTGGTGCTGCCAAAGGAATTACTCTAGGTTTAGACTGCATTACAGTTACTACATTCACTGTAGATTGAGAAGGTGCTGGAGCTCTCATTGTTTGAAATTGCTGCATCATCTTTTGTTTCACATCTGGTGATATATCAGGGTTATTATACCATGCATTTGGACCACTTATTTGGTCATAAGTTGCAGTAGATTCTGGGAACAACATATCACCTATCAATGGCAAGTCTGCAATTCTTACTACCTTACCAAAAACTTTTAACATTTTTAAATTGGACCCAGAAATAGAGAGGTCTGGAGAAACATACCCTCTCGTCATTTGTTGCTTCAGTTTATTTGCCAAAGGACTATTGGAATACTGTCCCGACATTATCTTATTTGCTAATACTCTACCCTTATCAAACACTTCTCCTCTTACTTTAGATTGTGGCTCAAGAAAATTTAAGCGCCATGCGTTAGCAGGCACAATAGTTTTAATAATACCACCAGCTGCTTGTTTACCACCGAATGAACCTGAAGTTCCAGCGTATCTCTTAGCAGTATTGATATGTGGTGCAGAATAAGCACCACGCCCAAGTATCATTGCTTTTTTAGATTCTATAAATTTTGCTCCAGCATTTATGGCATCAAAACCCGCTTTGCCCATTCCAGTAAATCCAGCAGTTGCTCTCGTACCTCTACCCAATCCTTTTGCTTTGAATGGATTATATTTTTTGACTAAACTAGTAGCAAATTTTTTCAAACCACTCAAGACATTCAATCCACCAGCAGCTTGCAATCCTATTTCTTTATCTAACTGTTGGTTTCTTCTAGAAGTTTGCTGAGGATTTTTAGACTGACTATACTCAGGTGTTTCTATTGGTCTAATAGCAATTCCCTTCTCATATATTTTCACTCTTTCTGTGCCATGCACTTCAATATTTTTATTGCTAGGTAATGGAAGTGGATATCCTTTCATTGGCCCCTCAACAATAAAAGAACCTAAAAGTTTTCCAAATTTTCCTTGTCCTATATTACCACCAGCAGCAAATGATGGCACTGGTGCTGCTGTCTGTAAGTTTCTTGGCAACTCATTGAAGAAATAGTTTCCGCCTGTAGGTCTTTCAACTCCATCAGTAACACCAGCTGGTTGATCTGCTCTGAAGTCTGTGCGAGGTCCAACAAACTGAGCAGCATTTTGTTGTAAAGATGGGTCAGATATTGCTCGGGCAGCATCCTCTGCCTTTTTCTTTGCTTGCTCTAAAGTAACTGTCTGCCCTCTCCCTTCATAGTAATATTGTATGGCAGCTGCAGCACTATCAGCATCAGTGATACTTTTCCAGACATCAGCGACTTTAGATCCTCCGCCACCTGTTGCAGTTGGATTAGTAAATGCTACTTGATACTGTCCATCTCCAGTTAAAATTTCGTGGATAGTAGACCCCCACCCACCATTCGCTAATCTATTATAGACAGATTGTGCAACATCAGCTTGTCCTTGAGCAGTACTATCTTCAAGTGCAGCAACTGCTGCCAATGTCCAGAAATCATTGCCGCTTCCTGGAGGACCAGGAGGTTTCTGCTTCGCTTTCTTACCTTTTTTACCCTTCCCAAATATACCAAGACCATCAAATATACCACCCAGCATTGATATTGCACTTCTTCTATCTGGCAAAGCACCAAAGAGAGCAGAGTTAATAACATTCTTATCAATGCCAAATGATTTAGAGAAAGGAGAAACCATTGGTTTAAATATGGGAGCAAATACACCGCCAAGTGGTCCCATTCCTCTCAGAAAAGTCCCCATGTTTGCTAACATGATTGCGCCAGAAGTTCTAATTGGTAGCTCCATTACCTCAGTAAATGGTTGAGCAAGACCCATAACTTCTCCACCCTTTATACCACCATACCCAACAGCAGAAGAAATATTACTCACATCACCACCACCAACAACACCACCAGCAGCCATTTTCTTGGGAGTTTTATTTCTCAAAATAATTTCTGGTCCTGCTTCACCAACTAAAGCTGGAACACTAGTGTTTGGTATTATTCCACCAGAAGCAAATGATTTTCTCCTACCAAATATTTTTGGTATGTTAAATCTACTTTTTCTTTTTGGCGCATCACCAGTAATATTAGTTCTTCTTCCACCTCTTTGATTCTTTTGTGTGGCATTTATATTTCTTCCTTTTCTTCTGTCTGCTAAATCAGCAATGTCATCTATTCCATCTATAACATCAAAAATGGTATCAAGAAGTCCACCACCAGATTTTTCATTACCGATAGAAATATCTGCGTCTACATTTATATCAGGAGACTTAGATTTTACTGCTTCATCTGCTATGTTATTAACTTCTATGTCAGTAAGACCTAATAACTGCTGACTTATTTGCTCAGATATATCTGCATACCTAGTTGTTTCTGAAACTAATTTTTGCGTTAAAGTAATTTGAGTATTTAAAGATTGATTAATTTTCTCTAAAGACCTTCCTACTTGTCTAAATCCAGACCCAATATCTTTTATACTATCCTTACTCTTTTGCTTTGCCTTCGGATCATCTTCACCGTAATCAAATTGCGATGAAAATGTAGATAACTGACTAGTTTTTTTAAATGGTTTACTTTCTAAAAATGCACCGAAAGTTTTATCGTATGCTTCACCACCAAAATGATAACCAATTGCTTTCTTTAAAAAGTAACCTTTTTCTCTTTGCTCTGCTGGTATGTCAGCACCATTTGCGGCTGCTTCATCCGACCTTTTCTTCTCTTCTTTAGCGTCTTCAAAAGATTTTTTTATCTTCCCAGAAATCCATCTAGCAAATGAGAGCATTGATGGTCCTTCTCCAGCTGCTGTCGGAGTGTATGTGCCCCCTGTAGAACCACCAGAACCACCAGAAGCTGTGCCACCAGCACCACCTATAGAAGATGCAATAGATTTGAGTCCACCACCAACCGTTTTACCGAATGATGGTTTTGTTTTTCTATTTGTCTTTGGTGCTTGTTTATTTTGTGTTGATTTTTTCTTGGTTTTTTTAATTACTCCAGTAGGTCTTTTTAATTTTCTTCTCTTTGGTTTCTTTTTTGATTTTGGAGTATTATAACTTCCTTCCCAGGGATCAGGAATCTTATTTTCTGTAGGACGAGGATTCATATCCTCCTTAATTGCTTCTAATACTTCTACCTTATCTTCAATGACAGCAGCAACTTCTTCTTTTGTTTCTGCTTCCTTAACTTCTTTTCTTGTTTCGTCTAATTCTTTTAGTCTAGACTGTATAGCAGCTTCTTCAATTTTCTTATCTACTTCTTCGCGGAAAGGTTTCTCAAGAAACTCTTCTACCAACCACTTTTGGTATGGTTCAGCATTATATGCACCACCAGACTTATCCTTCTGATTTAGTTGAGGATACTTACCCCATTTTTTAAGGTTTTCAATTAACCTATCAGCATCAGCATCACCAAGTTTTACATAGGATGTGAAGTTTTCGCTCAACCCCTCTACTCGTCTACCAGTTAGATTACCTTTGAGACGCAACCAAGTTGCCTCGCCAACCCTATCAGCAGACCAATAAGGTTTTTTGGGATCTAGTATTCCTTCTGGCGGTTGTGCGGGATTCATTTAAACTGTTTCTGTTTTTGTCTATCTTCTTCTTCTTTAAGATGATTTATCAACATAGTAACATATACCTCTCTTTCCCACGGTAACATCTCTTCCAATTCAGTAAGAGAAAACTTATGAAAATACATCAGATTAAAATTAGTCTGATAAAAATTCACAAGTGTTTCATGGAAGAGACTTATCCGAAAAAATTAGTAAGTCCTTCAATAGTATATTCAGAATCCACTCCAGTTTCTTTATTATTTAAAGTAAAAGAGTGTGATACTTTAGGCATAGTAGCAAAAAACTTTTGAATTTCTTCAAATTGTTTACTTGTCAAACCTTCTAAGTATTCTTTAATCTCTTTCTTTGGTGTAGTTTTTGCTTCCCATACTTCATCCCCATCATAAATTTGCTCAACGCAATTAATAACTTCATCAAATACTTCTTCCGTTGATTGTTCTTTTTGTAGAATTTGTGATGTAATAAATTGCTCCATGCTTGGATACTTCATAATTAAACCACTGCTATCAGAAAGAGATATCTTTTTATCATGTCCTTCTGGTTTAATACATTCAACTTCCTCAAGATTTAATGTATATGGAAGTTTAGTTTCTCCATCATCTTTGGCAGTAAAAATCATTTCAACTAATTCACCGACAGATTTAGCACGAATGCGTAGAAAAACATATTCCAAATCAAACATTGGAAGATCTTCTACTTTTACTCCGCGTGTAAGAATACATGATTTTAGAATTTCAATGATAGCATCTCTCATTTGCTTATCATCACCAGACTCAGTAGCAATCAGAAGAAGTTTTTCTTCTTTCACTAAGAATGGTCTATATTTAATTGTCTTACCTGTTGAAGGTAATTCCAATTCATAAGTTGGGACTGTGGGTTTTGGTAATGCCATAATGTTTTATGATAATGTAATATTTTCTGGGTCAAATGACCATTTCCTGTAATAAAATGATGCTGTTACTTTCAAAAGAGTAGATGCACCATAAGAAAGAGGAGTGCTTTGAATAGAATATGGCCATGCATCATGTAATGTATATATTCCGCTAACTCTACCTAATGTTTTTGTTGAACTTCTTTCCGCTTTAGTAATTGTAATGCTTGGACACATGTATTCGTCTGGATATCTTACCTGTGTATTAGAGAGTCTACTAGCAAATCCAGTTCCTTCATCAAAAACATGACGACTTAACCACATGTTTATGAATTTTAAAGGCAACAAATTAGCATCACATGTCCACCCAAGAGTTATATCTGTAAAAGATTTTGTGTGTGCATAATTAACTTGACCACCGCCGACGTAAGTGCCAGTTGTTTGACCAGTATTTGCTTGCATACCTGGAAGAGATGCTTCTTCACATAACAAAGTGAGCATAGCATATGCAGTATTATTACCAATTAGTTTACTAAATCCTATCTGATCCAGGTCCTTCAATAACAATTTATTTCTCTCTCCATCTAAATTAAATTGCACCGCATACAGATTTGACATTGCCATGCCACCTGTTTTGGCAATGCCTCCTAGAAAACTGCTAATACCTGCATCACCAGTGAATACCGTCTTTGCCATCTAAATAGATATGCGGAAACTATATTATTATTTATGGCATACTCTGGAAAGTATAGACCTGAAAATCCACAGAAGTACAAAGGGAATCCGACAAACATAATCTATCGGTCTCTTTGGGAAAGAAAGTTTATGATATTCTGTGATAAAAATCCCAGCGTATTGCAATGGGGCAGTGAAGAATGTGTGATACCGTATCGCTCACCTATTGATGGTAGAGTACATCGCTACTACGTTGACTTTTATATTAAAATACAAACAAAAACTGGTGAAATAAAGAAATATCTTATTGAAATTAAACCAAAGAAACAAACAATACCCCCTGACCCACAGAAAAAACAAACAAAAATTTATAAAGATAAGGTATTATCTTACTATAAAAATATGGCGAAGTGGGAAGCAGCTAAAGAATGGTGTGAAGATAGACGCATGGAGTTTCTAATACTGACAGAAGATCACCTAGGAGTCTAACATGGCAAAAGGATTCGGCAAAGATAGTAAGTCTGGTGGCAAAAACTACGAGACTATCTTTGAGCGTGTCCAGAAACTTACCGATGGTGAAGATAAAACATGGTCATGGTATCGTCAAACTGTTAAAAAAATGGCTTTAGAATATAAATCTAAACCAGAAAAAACGGTAAAAGAAGAAAGAAGAGATAGGATACAAGATGAAGACAAGCAAGACAAAAATGAAATAAGAAGATATGCTAAACAAGGAAGACTATTCTTGTTTGAATACAAAGCAAAGATGAAGTATCTACCATACTACGATCAGTTTCCTTTAGCATATGTGATACGTGCCAATAGAGATCATTTCATTGCTGCCAATTTACATTATGTACATCCAAATAAAAGATTAAAAATTATACAAGATTTAATGGATGATAAAGTTAACGTGCCTACGTGTATTATCCATAAATATATAACAGACCACATTGATGGATTTCTTTTGGACTTAGCATCTGCTGAGTGGGAAACATCTATTGCCCTGCCTGTAGAAAGTTTTGTTAGAGATAAAAATGGTCAAAAATTTCCATATAAATCTGCTGATGTGTGGAAAGAAACTAATGAAAAATTCTATACTAGATTCAAAGCAAAGAGAATCATAAAAGGTTATGGCAAACCAGAAGACATCGAGGATGTAGAATAATGTTACCATCAACAGGCGTCAGCACAGGGCCAAAAACACCGAAGAAGGAGCAGCTGCGATATCCGTATGAAGCTATCGGGCAAGACATGGAATATGTGTTGTTTACTTTCTATGATTATACTGCTCCTTTTAGTAAAGACGGATTTATTACGGAAGCATCGCTGGATGCTTATAACAAATCTTCTTCAGGATTAAAATCAACTGGAAAAACTGTTATAATGTATATGCCAGAAGATATTGAAGGACAATATGGTGCTAGTTGGACAGATACTAATATAAGCACAATAGCTAGAGGAGCATTGGGAGCATTTGGAGCATTTAGTGGAAAAGATCTTGGTGGTACCCTGAACGCAACGATTGCAGCGGGTACAACAACATTTAATAATGCCATTAATAAAGGTACTTTAGCAGCAAAAGGTATCAGTGAGTTACTTGCAAAAGCAAATTTTGGTAGTTTGTCTGTCAATGATGTCTTTGCCGCATCAACTGGGCAAATTTTAAACCCAAACACTGAAGTGTTATATAAAGGACCAAAGATGAGAAACTTTAGTTTATCATTTAAAATGACGCCATTTAATGAGGCTGATTGTGGAAGAATCAGACAAATTATTCATGCTTTCAAATTCGCAACTCTACCATCGTACGGAGGTGCTGGTGATGAAAAAGCATCCTTCGTCACAGTGCCGCAAATTGTTGACGTTACTTTTAGAAAAGGTAATGAAGTAAGTCCATGGGTAACACAATACAAACCGTCAGTCATCACTGATTTTAATGTATCATATACACCAGATGGTGCATGGGCTAGACTACCAAATGGAGCTCCAGTTTCAACAACAATGAGAATTTCTTTTCAAGAAACAAAAATGG